TCGTCGCCCAAAAGCTGAAACTCAATGCTGGATTCCCATCGTTTCGCCCACGGGCTGATAGTGTCCGTGCCGTACTCGATGGACTGTTGCTCAATGTTCGAAAACGTCGCTTTGCTCAGGTCGCCAATTTTGTGCGGTGGCATCCGAAACATGGAGGAAATGTCAGACTTCGACATCTGCCGCGATTCGAGAAACTGCGAATCTTTGTTGGTGAGTCCGATGTCGTGGTACTTCATGCCCTGGTCGAGCACCATCGTTTTTCCTCGATTCTTGCCGCCTTGTGTGTCCTGCACAGACTCTCGAAACGTGTCGCGCGCGGTCTTGTCCGCAAACTTTCCGGGCATTTCAATCCAGCCAGGCGGGCGGGCGTCGTTTGCGAAAAACCGGCCCGCATAGTCTTGCGCTGAAATGCCGACGGCCAGCGCTTCACGGTTGACTTCAATCGGATTCATGCCCGTGTATCCGTCTGCGCTAAGGCCGCGCACATGCCATATTGAACTGCGCGGCATCATCGTGACGTTGCCCATGCGGTCGGTGACGCGATAGCGGTAATCCATGCCCGTCAGCAGATCAATTACAACGCGGTCAGGGTGGAGCGGCAGCAGGTCCGTAATCTCGCCCGCACCGTTTGCCATAATTTGGCAATAGGCATTACCCCGTAGTGCCAAGTGACCCTGCAGCATTTCACGAAACTCGAACGGCGTTTGCCATTCATTCGGGCGGCGCGTGAACAGCCGATAGAGCCAATGGTTGGTTACGAAAGTTCGGCCACCATCCGACTTTTGTTGGTACAGACGAAAAGGCAACTTGGCAAAATCTTCGGAGATGTTGCGCACGCACGCGTAAACCGCCGTGAGGCGCATGGCGCTCTCGTTGGTGACCCGCGGGCCATCGCCGACACGCCCGACGGGGTTGAACCAAAAGCCACCCGACGGGGAGCGGTCATCGTCGGCAGATGCGCGCAAAAACATCAGAGGGTTACCAGCGCAGAGACGACAGTGCAGAACAACAGAAGGATTCCAGCCACTATCAAGCCGATGCCGATGCCGCCAACAATCGAGGCACCGGCAGAAGCCAGCAGCAGCCCAATGAGCATCGACACGTTGTAAATATTTGCAGTCATATCATCATCAATTCGTAATCAGCGCCGATGATCGGCAGGCCTTCATTCATTGACGGCATAGAGCCGACAGCCATTGCGAGCGCCACCATGCCGTCAATGCGTCCAGTGGCTTTGCCTTTGATAAATTTGCGGTTTTCTGCGGGGTCTGTGATGACCCGCGCATTCGCTGCGCACATCGCCAACACCGGGTGATCGCCATGCCTCAATTTTTTGCTGAGCAGCATGGACTCGAGCGACCGGATAGCAGGCGACATGCTTGCAAAGCCCTGCCCGAAGTCGATAAACAGCTCCAGCTCTTCATCAGAAAACCCGGCCTTTGTCAGCCAGGGTTTCAAGAATTTCATGTTGTAGCGGTCGAATGCAAACGCCCGGACTTCATGCCGGTCGAACACACCACGCAGGTGATGCGCGATGAACTCATATTCAATTGATGCGCCGGGCGTTGTGAGTAGGTGATCCTGTTTTTCCCAGAGGTCATACGGCACGCGGTCGGTACGGGATTTTTCGGCCAGGCCTTCTTCAGGCAGCCAGAACGTAGGAACCACATCGCCGTCGGCTGATACCAGCACCAACGCGGCCAGGTCGGAGACGCTCGACAGGTCAAGCCCGCCGAAAACCTCCATGCCTTTAATGTCGTCCGGTGCTGCGCCGTTGGCTTGCCACACGGCACGCGATACGAATGGGTTTCGAGCCTCGATGCGCTGATTCAAAATCAGATTGCGATACGACGATTCTCGGCTCGGCATCCGCTTCGCGTCTGACGCCTGACGCATGACTTCTTCTTTGTTCATGAAGTCGTCAAAGTGCGGGTTTGCCGCCCTGATGGATTTCTCGCTGAACGGATCGAGGTCTAGCGATGCCGTGCAAAGCTCCACTTTGTTGCGTGGGTCTGCGCCGGTCAGGGCGTCGTCAATCAGCAAGCTCAGAAGGTCTGCATCGGTTGGCGCTTGCGTGCTGATGACGATAGAGAGCGGGCTCTCCTGCGCGGCTGATGCCGTCTCAAGTGCCTCGTACAACTCAGAGCGCGGCCCTTTTACCTGCCCCAATTCATCATGGACAACAAACACCGGGGATAGGCCATATGCGGTAGAGGCCTCTGCGCTCAAGGCGCGGTAAAGCGTGCCAAGTTCTTGGCAGAACAACTGTTTGCCGCTGTCTCGGATGGTCACCACGTCGGACAGATCGGGCGACAACCGTACTACCTTAGCGGCGAGCGCGAACAGGATCGCCGCTTGGTCGCGCGACTGTGCCGCGCTGTAGAGTTGACTGTTTGGCTTGGCTTCGGGGCCGCACAGATGCAGCAGCAACAGGAACGATGCCAATGCCGTTTTAGCATTCTTGCGGGCCATCGACAGAATGAACGTGCGCGTCGGGGTGTCGTAGATCTTGCGTATCCACTTGCGCTGATGCTTTGTGAGCACCACAGCTTTACCAACGAGTTTGCCTTCAGGGATGCGGCAATGCGCCTCGATCCATTTGATGTTTGTTTCGCCGCGCTTCATGCTGGAATCTCCCAGGGTTTGCGCTTCTTGGATTGACCGGCCAGAAGTAGACCGACAGTCTGAGGATGTTCCACGGCTTGGCGGGTGATGCGGAGACGGGTGGCTAGCGATGATGCTGCGCGGCTCTCACGGTCAGACATCGCCAGCAATCGGTCGAAGCGCTTTAGGCCATCGTCGTCGGCAAGCCATGCGCACTCAAACCCGGACAACTCCTCTGCAATGATTCGAGCCTGGACGATGTGGCGGCAGTAGAGTTCAAGCAGCGGGGCGTGCGTTGCGCTGAATGCCTCTGCCGGCTGATCGTTGACAACCTGAAGCCATACGGCGCGCTCTGCATCACTGATATGCAACGCTGGCGCAAGGCGCTGAATGGACGTTACAGACGTGGCTAGGGCTACGACAGCAAGCGAAGCCGCCGATTTTCTGCCGCGCTGTGTCATTCAAATTTCAGTAAAAATCAGCTTTTTTGTCCGGGATTAGCAAATGAAATGGATATACCCGGGTTCCTGTTGATTCGCTCTAGCGATTGAGCCCCCCTATCCCCATCGGCCAGCGCCAGGACCCTGCAAATGAGTTGGTTGATACCCCGCCTACCCTTTTCGCTACAACAGCAACAGAGCGCGCGTGACGCAATGGCCCGCATGTATTGGCAATGTTCAATTGCTGCGAATAGACAGATACCTATGCGGCACCTATTGGCCATCCATCCGCTCCAATGGTCGGTCTACGCGTGTAACCCATATCCTGCGCCGTCTTGTCAGCATGGCATTCACGACACAATCCTTGCAGGTTGCTGGCATCGTGAGTCCCACCATTGCACAGCGCGACCACATGATCTAACTCGGTTGCGGCAGTAATGCGCTTAGGTGTCTTGGTTAGGCATGACACACAGAGCGGCTGTGACCTCAGATGCAGCTCTCGCATCCGTTGCAATGCTCTGCCTCTGATGCGTGCAACGGTCATGTTGGGCTGCTGAATACCCGGCGCAACCCCATGCGTTGAGCAATTGGTTTGTTGGGTTGGCCGAATTGAGTAATCGAGTGTGTGCCGCATCGCATGAAGCAGCGTATGTTCTTTGGAGTCAACCCCGACTGCGGAGCTAAACCACAGCACAGCACACACTCAAAAGAGGCGGTTGAACCGGGAATGAAAAAACCCGCCGTGATTGCTCAGAGCGGGTTATGTGCAGGCGTATTTCTACCCGCACCGCAATTAGAAGACTTTTCGCGCCGCCTGTCAACTATTTAAAACACCCCGGCATTTACGAGACGATCGGACATGATCGCCCTTGCCTCACTAACGATCTGCGCGCACTGCAGCGGGTCGGTGGGCAGGCGCGGGCTTGACCACACTTTGCGCCCGGTCGCGCAGTTGCGGGCATTGATGTGGATGGCTGTCCGGTGCGGCTCCGCCATCTCGCCCGCCTGAAAATCAATGGCCTCCATCGTCTGCCCATTCAGCTCGTTTTCGACGCTCTCGCTGTTTTCTTCCCATCCTCTGCCGCTTTTTGCGTTGGCGAACATGGGATCGTTGCTTACGCGGGGCAATGGGTTGTACCTGCTCGCCCAGGTGTGCCACCGTGACAGCAGGTCATCGAGCATGGCTGTGTGATTGATGTCGACCTTCATTATGTGTTCCGGTAAAATGCGGGTGCGATGCGATTCACCGGAAGCCCTGCACTTTGGCGAGTGCGGGGCTTTTTTAATTGGGTTAGCCGTCCGGCATCCCATCTCCCTTTTCAGTTGTTTCGTCATCGCCGCGTATTTCGTTTTGATCGCGCGCAATTCGTCGTGTCCCCACTTGCGCGCGCCTTGCTCTGCCTCCAGCGCCTCGACGTTGGCCAGCCCGATCCGCACGATCAGGCCCTGGCGATACTCGACAGCGCGGCCGGCGCCGTACTGGTTGCACGAGACACATTGCGCGTGTACGTTGCGCTCGTCGTAGCGGACATGAGGGGCGCTGCCGACAGATCGGTAATGCCCGGCATCCCGTCCCGCGTGCAACTGGGTGACGTCACCCGGCGGTTTTCCACAGGAGATACAGGGCTGCATGACGTCACGCGCGCGCGTCCAGGCGTTAAATGCGGTTTGCGCTTCGGCTTTAAGCACAGGAAGGGTCTTTTGAGCTTCGCGTTTTTTCCGGTCAACGGCCTTCTCGATGCGCTTTGCCTTCAACAGATCCGCCTTGCGCTTTGCCAGCTTCTTTACGTGCTGCTTCTCAAGCCATGGCTCAATGCATTCCTCATGCAAGACGTGGCGGGCATGGTCGTCGGGCATTCGCCGTTTGCAGTGCTGGCACTTGTTCGGGCGGGTGGATGTGCGGAGCATCAGTTGTCCAACCCATCCCAGAATCCATCCGACCACTGCACGACGATGATCCAGACCATCGCAACCAGCGATAACAGCCACCATCCCCAGCCGTAGGCGCAGTAAATCGCCCAAGGCATAAGTCCGGCCGCCACATAACTCGACCGACAAGCAAACGCCCTCACGATCCATCCCCCCAGCTTTTCGGCGCCTTGAACTTGACACCCCGCCCTGCGCCGAATGCCTCCATCAGCGTCATGAGGTCACCCATTTCACCAACAGTCATTTCTGAGGTGGCCTGACCCAGCACCACAAAACCACCGTCGATGCCGGGCACCGCGTCTTGCTTCTTGAGGCTTGCACTGAAAACGTGCTTCCAGTCGTCCTTAGACAGCTTGCGGCCGTGCCATTCGACCTGGTCGGCCACGTCTTGCAGCATTGCCCACATGCGGGAGTTCTGTGCTGTGCTGCGCGTCTCGGGCTTGACAGTCAGCCGCAGTTTCTTGCCGTCCATCAGCAGCGCCTTCGTTTCGCGCCAAATCGCGCGGAATGCGGCAAGTCCTTGGTCGGGACTGGTGAGGATTGCGCTAGTCATGCGCACCTCCGATACCCACACGGCGTCCATGACGGCGCAGGCGCGGCAGTCATCACCGTGCGCTCACCACGGGGCGCAATGCGGCGCAGGCATTCCCGGCATTCCTGCGCCAGAAAATGCGCCTCATGCTGGTTTGTGTCTATCGGCGGCGTTCGCCCATCACAGCGGGATATATCGGCTAGGAGGGTCATGC